TCCTTTTGTAGATGCAGCAAGTGCTTTTCTTTGAAAAATTAATCCTCTAGTATTTTTAGTTTGACCAACAGTAGCAAGAGCAGATTTCAATTTTGTTCTAATTTCTTGTTCTTGAGCTACATTTAATGCAAAACTAGTTTCTAAACTATTTCTAGTAGCAGTCAAATCAGCCACCTTAGCAGCTATACCCGCTTGTATTCTTTCACTTGTTATTAATTGAATACTTTTAATTTTATCAGCATTATTTGCAATTTGAGCTTGAGTATTTTTAATAGTTGCTACTGTAAAATTTGATATACCTTGAACAAGTTTTCCAAATTGTAAAGCAGCAAATAGAGTAATACCAATAGCCAGAATATTAAATAAAGTATCAAAATGGGTTGATAACAAAATAACAGCAGCAGCAAATCCTTGAGCGGCCCCACTTGATTTATTAAAAGCACCGATTACTTCAGTAGCATTATTCTTCAAAACAACAAAAGCTTGTCCAATTGTTGGGATAGTATTTGCAAATTTCTCAGCAATCTCTACTCTTGCTTCTCTAAAAGCAGTTAAAATTGTTTGGGCAGAAATTTTACCTTCCATACCCATCTCACGTAATTCACCTCTTGTAACACCAAGACTTTTAGAAATAATATCTGCAACAAATGGCAACTGTTCAAGAACAGAACGAAGCTCATCACCACGTAAGGTATTGCTCGCCATGCCTTGCCCAAGCTGAATAATTCCTGCTCTTGCTTCTTGGGCACCAGCACCAGATAGGATAACCGCTTTATTTAAACTTTCTGTAAATCGTAATGTTTCTTTCATTGAAATACCTAAAGATTTAACAGAAAGAGCAGTTCTTGAATAAATGGTTGCAGTTGCTTCAAATGCAACTCTGGTTCTATTTGCAATATCAAATAATTCTTCAGTAACACCAACTAGTTCAGAAGATCCCGTAACTACTAGTTTTAATCTATTCTGCATATCTGTAAGTGTATCAGATAATGTTTGAATGCCTCTAAGAAATACCCCAGCACCTAAAACAAATAAAGCTCTCTGTAAAAGAAAAAGAGTTCTTGTTGCTGTTGCTGCTTTTTGTCCAATTCTATCAATTCCTGTTGCAGCTACACGAGCGCCACGAGATCGGATGACAATGTCAATGTTTTCTGTTGCCATTAAAACAGATCCTCTTCAAAGCCACCACGTATTCGCACAAATATTCTTGTGCCCGCGATACTTATTCTAGCAGCCGCTCCAGCAGCTTCAATAAATCCCCCACTTGTTTGTTGAGTATGAGGTGGACCTTGATTTAATTCATCAATATAATCAACATTATTAGTGAGAATTACTGCTTGACCAAGTTTTAAACCAAGAAGTTTTGCTCGCCCAGCAGCAAGAACAGCATTAAGATTGCCTCGTTCACCTATACCTAAATTTTTACCTGGAGAATAAGCAGGAATAACGGCAAATGTTCGAGAACCAATACTTATTCTCCAATTAGATCTAGCTACACCTTTATCAACAGGGGTCCCAGAAGCCGCAACTTTAAGAGCCGCAAAAGCAGCCCTACGAATCATTCGAGGCGGAGCATTTCGTATCTTAGATGCCCTGCTCCGCATATTTCTACTAAACTGTAACAGCGTTGCCATTGCTATTTCTTCTTTATGTGTTCCAGATAGGCAGTATCCATCGCCTTTATATAGTAATGCATATCCTCCGTTTGCTCAAGCGAGAGATCTGCCTCCTTGCAGTATAGCCGTATTGCTGTCCAAGGTATCCAGCTTTCACCATTGATCCCAATATGTCTATCAGATGTTAATTCACAAAAACCTATCCAATACATTTCTAAACCAGATATAAGTATAGGTTTTTCTAGTAACCATTTTGGTAATGGTTTTTTCTCTCGTTCTGCTTGATCTAATACTGTCTGCTCATTTTTTAGTCCATGGATTAGTCTATAGAGCAGACATTCAATTAGTTTTTTGAGTCTTCCTCTCGGGCAACTTCTAAGTAGTTAGAATATTCTTCTGCAAGTGCTCGAATTTCTGTAAAGAGACGAGGTAAAGCTCTTAACGCTTTCATAACTTCTTCAACATTAAATAGAGCAACTGTTCCATCCTTAGAGTGAATGCCGCGCTGCCATTGAATATCACCAGCATCATCTTTAATAGAAATTTGTTTCTTTTCTTTATCAACTTTAGGCTTGCCAGTTTTCTTATCACGCTCAATCAAAAGAACATTCCAATCTTTAACAATATGTTTTGCATAAACTTCAACAAGAATTTTACCGGCAATATCTTCATTCATTCTACCAGCAACCATAGCTCTACGATGAGGCTTTGCTGCTTTCTCAAATGCACGAACGAAAGCAAGATTGCCTCCACCTGCATGAGCTATTTGGATTCTATAAGTTGCTCTATCGAGCCAAACACCTTCTGTTTCAAGAGCAACATCAGTTGTGAATTCTTCATACATGTCTGTCATAACATTTTCCTCATGTGTGTATGTGTTCTATTAGTAAGATGACCCCCTTGATGGGGATTATCAATGGAACTTAGGTATCCGCTGCATTAGGCAGATAATCAAAGAAATTCATCATTAATGTATGGTTCATAGCGGTATCATACTTTGAACCAGTTGCCGCTTCTACTGTGAGAGGCAAAGTAATAGGTGCATCAGCTTCAATATTAGCTCGGCCATCTCCCAATGCAATAATAGGAAGATCCATAACAATACCAGCATTTGCCTTTACTATAGCTAGATCAAGTGTAATATCAGCATTGTTACGAACAGCAGATACAGCAGCAACATCAGCAAAATATGCAGTCATAGAAGCAGATACGGCAAAAATACCAGCCGTAATATCAAAAGCTCCAAGAACACTCACAGCCTTATTTGGGGAAAGATTATTATTAGCAGTAATGGATAGCTCAGTAACAAAGGCAAAGAGAGGAGTTGGTGCTTCATCGGCCGCATCCACAGTTGCTAAACGAATACGAGTAAAGTCCGAAGAAGTATTGAAAGCATCTGCTTCAACAATTGCTGGTCTGGTGCCTGTTTTAACACCAATTACTCCGGTGCGCTGTTCATTATCAGTGCCAACAAAAGAAAGATCAACAGTGATTTTATCAGCCTGAGTAATATTAAATACCGCTTCTGATGGAACTGCACCAGTTATATATTCAGATTGAATTTCTGCTGGTTCAGCATCATCTGGCGCACCAAGCGTTCTTTCGGCTTGATAAGATCTACGCACAATAAGAGTAGAAGTAGTCTCATTCTTCAAAACACGACCAAAATAAATCTCAACTGTTTCTGTAGTGCTGGCTTCAGTTACCATAGTTAAATCTGATTTATCAATAGTAAGAGCACCTGCAACAATAGTCTTAATTCTCTTGAAACCATTATTAGCAGCAGTTGAAAAGCCCAAAGCAGCAACATCACCACCAACAAAGATCCATTCACCTGGAAGAAGACCCAGAGTAGTGAAATCTACACCACCTGTAGAAGTTATCTGAGGCAAAGATCCCGATGCATCAACATCAAGTGTGCCAGCAATACCACGAATACCAACTTCAACAAGAGTTGCAGTCGCAGGAGGTGTTTCGTCAACAAGGTTGGTATCAAATACCAGCAGCAAAAACAAGACCACCCGCTGTAAAAGCATCAAGACCAGATGCAGCAGTAAAATCATCAGTTGCCGTAACAACACCAGTAATCTGGCTTGCCCCACCAAATTCAACCTTTGGACGAAAATCAGCAAACAAGAAACCCTGTAAAAGACCTTGAAGATTAATTTGAGTTAAATCATTATTAAAACCACCAGAAGCATCAAGATCGGTAACAACACCCTTCTTACGCTGTCTGCCCTCACTGATCGGAGTTCGTGCAATAGTGGTAATTTGACCACCAAAATCGCTATAAGAATTTGGTTCATAAGGAATCCAAACAGGAGTTCCTGGAAGAACACCAAGAGTTAGTTCTTCGGCAATTCTGAGACCCGTTACGTTGGAATCAATTTTATTGACGGCTGCCATTTCACGCCCTCCTGGGCTATTTGACTTCGGTGTATTCGAAGATCGTCTCTACAGTTACTCGATCATAACCACCGACTTCATCACCCTCACGGATCGAAGTTTCCCGGAACCAAACACCACCTGGAGTAGCATTACCCTCGATAGCATCAGCTATGACTTTAGCTAAAACATAACCATCTGTAAAGCCTTCTCCCATTGGAACATCGATTCTAAAAAGTAAAGAACCAGCCCTTTTCCACATACTTACACCAGAGCCAAATGCTGCTTGTCCTCCTGCAAGATGATGGAAAATAACTTCAGCAAATGTAGCAGCAGGATCAGGTTTATTAAACGCTATTCCTGGCCATTTTATTGGATGACCTGTAGTATCCCAAGCTGTCTTTAACAATGCAAAGATCTCATCACGAGCTTCTTGATATGTTAAACTAAGAGCCATTAAGCAATATCCCAACGAATATCTAGAGTATCTTGAACTTCAACATTAATTTTCCAAATAGGAATAAGTTTCTTAATCACAACATGCTTTGCTAATCTATTTTTTCTAGCATTATATATTGCTACTCTACCACGTAAAGTAGTCAAGCTAGATACTCTTCTAAAAAGTTCTATTGCCATCAGCCTGTTACTCCTGCATACCATAGAACAGTTGTGTTCGCTGGTCTTAATTGTTCCATAAAAGTAATCCTAAATCTACGAACACCATCATCTACCTCCTGATATTCTTTTAAATCTCCTTGAAAAGCTTTTCCTGGAGCAATAACTAAAATCTCTCTTACTTGTTTTAAAAGATCATCATCACGTATTTTTATTCCAAGATCGCTAACATTAGTTGGATGCATAGAAATTGCAAATAATTTAGTTTCAACTGAAGCTGCTCCAGTTCTTAAATCTGTATTTTTAGCCCAAGGTTTTGCCACATCATCAGGTGTATTATCAAATTTTAAAAACGTAATCTCTCTTCCCGCATTTTTAATAAGACGCAGAGCAGTTTCTGCTATTTTATTATAGTCTTTTGCCATTTCTTACCTTGTGAGTGTGTTTGCCGTTTTTAGATATTCTACCAAAAGTCTATCAGCAACCGGGTATGGTCTATTTAATTCTCTAGTTGTTGATTCAGCATATTTAACATCTTCTTCTATTGGGCCGGTTTTTTCTCTAAACCCAATTCTTCTTAAACCAGTTTCATCAATAGTTGGAGTTAAGAAAAGTTCTTCAGTTAATGCACGAAATGCATATTCTGCTGTAGCCCAAGCAAGTTTAGTAGGAACTCCGGTTACGAGAACACCAGCACGATTATAAAGTTTTAAACGAGGAAACTCAAGATCATTTTCTGTAGCAAATTCTTTCACTCCTTTAAATCTTCCACCAAATTTTCTATCAATAAAATCTGTAGCTTTAATTATTGCTTTTTCAATATCTGAGGATCCATCCGTAAAATCATTACCTCTATCTTTATGATAGAGTTTGAATGCGGCTGCACTTGTATATGCATTTGCAGCAGTTATCCCAGTGCCATCTTCAAGAACTAGAGTCATACTTTTGTGATATCCTGTTCTATGATAAGTTTCCCACGGATTGGAGTTCTCTTAAATGCTCCACCATCCATCATTTGAACATCATAAAAATGTGTATCAATTGCTAAATCCATTTGAATTGTAGAAGGGAGAAAATGAAATTTTCCATTTGGTCCATCTGTAATAACGCCAGCCAATTGCCAATAATTATTAGAATTATCTATAGGTTCATCATCAGGATCAGCTGTCATCAAAAATGTGAAACCCGAAACTGGCTCTACAGTTATACCGTCTGCCTTAAATAGTTGAAAAGCAAAAGGATGATCATCCCCCCTTACCCTATGTAAATCAATAATAGTTATATGGTCGGTCATCAGCTCCTCCTAAGCTTTGATATCATATCAGTTAGTTATCGACCACTGCTTTTAATTTTGATGCATCATCTACTCCAACTAATTTTGTAGATATATCTTTAGCTATTAATACTTCATCTGCAATGGGAGTTCCAGCTTCAATTATTATCCATTTAATATTTAAAGAATCTAATATTTCAATTAATATATCCCAGCGAAGATCTAAAGTATCCTGGACCTCATTAAATATATTCCAACGAAGATCTAGTGTGTCTTGAACCTCATTAAATAAGTTCCAACGAAGATCTAACGTATCTTGGATCTCATTAAATAAGTCCCAGCGAAGATCTAAAGTATCCTGGACCTCGGCTATAATGTCCCAACGAAGATCTAATGTGTCCTGGACCTCATTGAATATATCCCAGCGAAGATCTAATGTATCTTGAACAGAAGTAACTCCAGTTAAAATATCCCAACGAAGATCTAAGGTATCCTGGACCTCATTGAATATATCCCAACGAAGATCTAATGTGTCCTGGACCTCAGCTGTAATGTCCCAACGAATATCTAACGTGTCCTGGACCTCGGCTATAATGTCCCAGCGAAGATCTAACGTGTCCTGAACTTCATTGAATATATTCCAACGAAGATCTAATGTATCTTGGATC